AAATCAGAGGAGGCTCAAATGATTAGATATTGCCCAAAATGTCAAAAGGATGAAACTCGTGATGAGTGCAAGTATGGTAAAAATTACTGGGATATGTATTCTCTTCCAATCGGTTTAGGTAAAAAATACACTCCAAATACACCACATCCTGGAAATATGCCAGAAGGATATGATCATGAGTATTCAATGGCTCGATCAGAAATTTCTACAATTATTTCTGCGGCAAAAAGACTTCGCAAAAAAATGAAGAATGGTGAAGGTAATATTGAAGCATGGGTACAATCAAAAATTACTAAAGCAGCAGACTACTTAGATTCTGCTGCAGATTATGTTGACAGTGGAGAAATGAAAGAGCAAATGCTTCCACCTATTGATCCACAAAAGCATAAGGATTTGCAAAAAAGACAAAAACTTTATAATAAAGGATCCAGTACAGACAATCCATATGAAAAGGAAATTTTCTTAAAAAGAACTGGACCACAACTTCCACTAGCAAAAAAAGAAACAAAGGTACAAGTTGCACATTATGAACCAAAAGGTGAAGTAATTGATGAGAAGTGTTGGCCTGGTTATAAAAAGAAAGGAATGAAAACAATGTTTGGAAAGAGACATCCAAACTGTGTTAAGGCGGAAGAGTTTTCTAATTGGAGAGCAGATTTTGGATTATCGGAAGATTGGCAATCAGTAAATCGTAAAGATAAAACTGATGGATTAAGTCAAGCAGCAGTTAATGCTTATCGCAAAGAAAATCCAGGTTCTAAACTTCAAACCGCAGTAACTGAAAAAAAACCAAAAGGTAAAAGAGCAAAAAGACGTAAGAATTTTTGTAGTCGTATGAAAGGAATGCGTTCAAAACTTACTTCAGCAAAAACTGCAAGAGACCCAGATTCAAGAATCAACAAAGCACTCCGTCGTTGGAACTGTAACTAAAATGAAATCATTCAAAGAGTTTCTTTCAGAAAGCGTAAATATTGCAGGAGACTTCAATGGAAATCTCTATGTAAATAGTTCTGAATCACAGTCAGAACCAGTTGGTGAATCTTTTCTTGCCGATGTTGTTTGGCAAGGAAAATTATATCGTATGGAAGTTGAAGGTAAGATGATGGATAAAAATGCACTTGCTGAACAATTGCAGGGTGAATATCCTGGAGCAATTGTTCACAACATTTATCCATCAACAAACAATTCCTTAAAGATTAAAAATGCACAAAGATATAGACCAGAAAGTTTAACCTGGAGTGATTGATTAATGGCACAGTGGAATAAGAAAACACAAGACTTCTTAGATCAAGAAAGAACTCTTTTTGAAGTAAATATGATCGCAGATCACTGGGGAAACCAGACAGACTGGAGACCTCAATTCACCAATAACAATCGTCTCAAAATTGCTCCATTCCAAACAGTCTTCTTCAACACTTTCCAGTATGGTAAAGAAACTGATGTATGGGATGAAAGAATAGTTGGAATAGCAACTGCAACTCATAATGTAGCATCTAGTAATGTAGTGATGCAAGTTGGTTCCACTACAGGAAGCAAAATCATTCGCCAAACCAAGAATGTGATGAGATACATTCCTGGTAGAGGTGCAACTCTTGCATTTGCAATTCGTCTTGATAATCCACAGGTAGGTATTCGTAGAAGATTTGGATTATTTGATGAAAATAATGGCGTTTATTTTGAGGATGATGGAGGAACATATTCTTATGTGCTCCGCAGTAGTGTAACTGGAATTGTTACAGAAACCAGAGTATACAGAGATGATTGGAATGGTGAAAAGTTTGATGGTAATGGTTGGACTGGAGTAACTGCGGATCCAACAAAACAACAAATGATTTCAATCAATTATGAATGGTATGGTGCTGGCATTGTAGAATTTGCTTGGTTGATGAAGAATGAGACTGTTGTATCCCATACTTTTGAGAACTCAAATACAAATCCAGGAGTGTGGTGTTCTACTCCATTCTTACCAATTAGACTTGAGATAGAAAATGTAACTGGTGTTGCAGGAACTCATTATCTGTATCAGGGTTCTAATTCTCTCATTCAAGAAGGAGAACCAGAAAAACTTGGAGCTCTTGAGAGTATATCAAATCCCATCACAGGGACAACGATGCCTCTTGCAAATACATTCTATCCAATTATAAGTCTTCGTCTAAAATCTAGTAATCTAGGTGCGGTGATGCTTTTGAGATCATTACAAGCAGCAACGGATGATAATGCAAATGTCTATTGGGAACTTATTGAAAATGCAACAAATACAGGCGGAACTTGGGTAGATCATCCAGATCCAAACTCCTTTATGCAATACAATATTACTGAAACTGCAACGACTGGTGGAAATACTCTTTTGAGTGGTTTTGTAATTAATGGTAATGGTACATTAGTTGATCTTGATGATAAAGCAGCACTTCAGTTGGGTAGAAGTGGTATTGGAACAATCAGTGATACTTATACTCTTGCTTGTGCAAGTCCTAGTACCAATAAGAAAGCACTTGCAGTTCTGAACTGGATTGAACAGAGGTAATTTTTTATGAGTGAAGTTTATCTTGGTAATCCTAATCTAAAAAAAGCAAATACAGCAATTGAATTTACGCAGGACCAAATTATTGAGTTCTTAAAGTGTAAAGAAGATCCTGTATATTTTGCTAGGAATTATATTAAGATTGTGTCTCTGGATCACGGACTTGTTCCATTCAAGATGTATCCTTTCCAAGAAAGGTTAATTCAAAATTTCCATGACAATAGATTCAACATTTGTAAAATGCCTCGTCAGACAGGTAAATCTACAACTGTTGTTTCATATCTGTTGCATTATGCTGTTTTTAACGATAATGTTAATATAGCTATATTAGCAAACAAAGCATCTACTGCAAGAGACTTACTTGGAAGATTACAACTTGCTTATGAAAATCTACCAAAGTGGATGCAACAAGGTATTATATCTTGGAATAAAGGATCATTAGAACTAGAAAATGGCTCCAAAATTTCATCTAACTCTACTTCGTCATCTGCTGTCCGAGGCGGATCCTATAATGTCATCTTTCTTGACGAATTCGCTTTCATCCCGAATCACATTGCTGATGACTTCTTTGCCTCTGTTTATCCTACTATTTCTTCTGGACAAAGCACGAAGGTCATCATAGTTTCTACTCCCCGTGGTATGAATCACTTCTACCGCATGTGGCATGACTCTGAACGGGGCAAGAACGAATATGTACCCACAGACGTTCATTGGTCGGAAGTGCCTGGTAGAGACGAAGGATGGAAGCAACAGACTATTGCAAACACTTCTGAGCAACAGTTTAAGGTTGAGTTTGAATGTGAATTTTTAGGATCTGTCAATACTTTAATTAATGCATCAAAGTTAAGAAATCTTGTCTACGAAGATCCAATCAAAAGAAATGCTGGTTTAGACATATATCAAGAACCCAAAGAAGAAAATAATTATTTGATTACTGTAGACGTTGCCCGAGGTCTTGGTAATGACTATTCGGCATTTATTGTTTTTGACATTACAGAGTTTCCATATAAAGTTGTTGCAAAATATAAAAACAACGAAATAAAACCAATGCTCTTCCCCAATATCATTCATGAAGTTGCTAAGGGGTATAATGATGCTTGGTTATTAATTGAAGTCAATGATATTGGAGATCAAGTCGCAAGTATTTTACATTTTGATCTAGAATATGACAATGTTTTGATGTGTGCCATGCGTGGTCGTGCTGGTCAGATTGTAGGTTCTGGATTTAGTGGTAAGAAGTCTCAATTGGGTGTGAGGATGACTGCCGCAGTTAAGAAGTTGGGATGTTCTAATTTAAAGACGTTGTTAGAAGATGATAAGTTACTGACTGTTGATTATGATATTATTTCTGAATTAACGACATTTGCACAAAAGCACAATTCCTTTGAAGCAGAAGAAGGCTGTAATGATGACTTAGCAATGTGTCTTGTTATTTTCTCTTGGTTAGTTGCTCAGGACTATTTTAAAGAGATGACAGATAATGATGTTCGTAAAAGAATCTATGAAGAACAAAAAAATCAAATTGAGCAAGATATGGCACCGTTTGGATTTATTCTTGATGGATTGGATGAGGACAGTTTTGTAGATGCTGATGGTGACAGATGGTATACAGATGAATATGGTGATCGATCCTACATGTGGGATTATGTTTAATGGATTTAGATGATCAGATAGAATTTGAACATTTATTATTTTTTGATAGAAAGTGTAAAAAGTGTGGGAAGATAAAAAGTTTAATGAATGATTTTTATTTAACTCGAAAAAATAAAAATACAATAGCATCCTCATATTCATATGAATGTAAGCAATGCACAATTGGTAGAGTGCAGAAAAAAAGAAAAATAAAAGATAATATGGTTTTGTGGGATTATCCTGATTGGTAATTAGTGTTCACGCATCGTTTCCCACCTGAAAGTATACCTTTTCATAAATATTTGTAGATAAATTTGGATCGCGAGGGGAATTAAGATGCCACTAAATTTAGCATCTCCTGGAACTTTAGTAAGAGAAGTTGATCTAACAGTTGGTAGAATTGACCCAACCTCAGATAAAGTAGGGGCAATTGTTGGTCCTTTTGAAAGAGGACCAGTCGAGTTACCAACATTAGTTCAGAGTGAAAAGGATTTAATAGAACTTTTTGGAAAACCATACTCAACAGATAAGCAGTATGAGACCTGGCTGTGTGCATCATCATACTTAGCTTATGGTGGAGCATTACAAGTCATTAGAGCAGATGACAATGGATTTGCAAATGCTGGTGTAGGTGGAACTACAAAGATTAAAAGTAGTGAGCACTATCAGCAACTTGGTTATGATGAAACCACAATTAATGGTGTAGTTGTTACTGCAAGAACACCAGGTTCATGGGCAAACGGTCTAAGAATCGGAATTATTGACTCTGAGGCAGATCAAATCTTAGGTGTAACCACATCTGGTCTTTCGATTGGTATGGGTGTTACACAATCTGTTTTAGGCAAAGTTAATATTGGTTCTGGAACAACTACTGCATTAAATGGTCACTTAAAAGGTATAATTACTAATATAGGTGCTGCTAGCATTGAAGTAAAAGTATTAAGTCATGTTTCTGCAGCAGGAACTGAAGTTGCCGTTGATTATCAGCAAGCAGGTGTTTGGGCATTCGGATCTGGTGATATTGGCATTCATACGGTTGGAACCACAACATCTTTTACATCACTAACACCATCAACAATTCAAGATTGGTTTGAGCAACAAAATCTTGTGGTAAGCACTGCCGTAGTTGGTACTGCAACTACAGAGGTTTCAATAAAGTGGTCAACCATTGCCGATAAACCAACAACAACCACTTATGCCGATGCTAGAGCTTCTAGATTTGATGAGTTACATGTTGTAGTAATTGATGGAGATGGAAGTATCACTGGAAATGCTGGTACAATTTTAGAGAAGCATTTAGGTCTTTCTAAAGCAAAAGATGCAGAATTTTCTGCTGGATCCACTTCATATTGGAGAAAATATCTTTCTGAGAATTCTCTATATGTTTATGGTGGATCACAACCAACTGGAGTTGTGACAACCGGTTATAGCAGTGGATTTACTCTTGCTACTAATGGTGCCTGGGATCAAACCACGGAAGGAAAATTATTCTCATCTATTGGTGCATTTAATTCAAAATTAGCAGGTGGTAGAGATTACGGTGGTCTAAATGGTGTTACAAATACTGGATCACTCACAGCTGGTCTAAGCAATATTGTAAATGGATATGGTATCTTAGAAAATCAAGAGCAATATGAAGTTGATTTTCTTATCATGGGTTCCGCTAACCTTGAAAAAGAATCTGCACAAGCACTTGCAAATAAATTAATCTCTGTTGCTGAGATCAGAAAAGATTCTATTGCATTTATCTCACCATATAGAAAAGCATTCATTACCGATACTGCAGTTGGATCAGTAACCGTTGAAAATAGTGAAACAATCACATCTAATGTTGTTGGTTTCTATGCACCACTAACATCTTCATCATATGCAATTTTTGATAGTGGTTATAAGTACATGTACGACAGATTTAATAATACATTTAGATATGTACCATTAAATGGAGATATTGCTGGCATTTGTGCCCGTAATGACATTAATAATTTCCCATGGTTCTCACCAGCAGGAACAACCAGAGGTACAATTCTCAATGCAGTTAAACTTGCATATAATCCATCGAAGACACAAAGAGATCGTCTCTACAGCAATAGAGTCAATCCTGTAATCTTCTCACCTGGTTCTGGTATCGTATTATTTGGGGATAAAACAGGACTTGCTAAAGCATCTGCATTTGATCGTGTAAATGTTCGCAGACTGTTCATCTATCTTGAAGATGCAATTTCTGCTGCAGCAAAAGATCAACTCTTTGAATTTAATGATGAGATCACAAGAACAAACTTCGTAAATATTATTGAACCATTCCTCCGTGATATTCAATCAAAACGAGGTATTTCTGATTATGTCGTTATTTGTGATGAAACTAATAATACTGCTTCTGTAATTGATAATAATGAATTTGTTGCTGACATCTATATTAAACCAGCAAGATCAATCAACTTTATTGGTCTAACCTTCGTTGCCACCAGAACTGGTGTTGCATTTGAAGAAGTAATTGGTAACGTTTAATTCATTAAGAGGTTTAAAGAACAATGGCAAATCGTCAACAACAAAATACTATCCCACTCAGAAAAATCACTGACTTCAAAGGGAAGTTAGCTGGTGGTGGTGCAAGACCTAATCTTTTTGAAGTTGAATTAGCATTTCCAACTGATGTAAATGTTGATAATGAAATTTTGAACAAGGCAAGATTTCTTGTGAAAGCAGCTGCCTTGCCAGCATCAAATATTACTCCAATTGAAGTTCCTTTTAGAGGTCGTATTTTAAAAGTTGCAGGAGATAGAACATTTGATACCTGGACAATTACAGTAATTAATGATGTAGACTTCTCAATTCGTTCTGCTTTTGAAAAGTGGATGAATGTAATTAATAAAATGGATAATGCAACAGGATTGACAAATCCTGCAGAATACCATAAAGATGCAACAGTTCATCAACTAGACCGTGATGGGTCAATTCTCAGATCTTATAAGTTCTGGGATATTTTCCCAACCAATATTTCTGCAATTGATGTAAGTTATGAAACTGGTGATACCATTGAAGAATTTACTGTAGAACTACAAGTACATTGGTGGGAAGCATACAGAGGAAATTCTGCTAAAGCTGGTGGAGAAGACATCAGCTAAATAGTACATAATAGCAGTTTAAACTTTATAATATGGCAAAACTTTTTGGTTTTTCTATTGAAGATAAAAATACCAAATCCACTTCTATAATTTCCCCCGTCCCGCCTAACAACGATGACGGGGTTGATAATTATATTGCAAGTGGATTTTATGGTTCCTATGTAGATATTGAAGGTGTTTACAGAACTGAGCAAGATTTAATTAAAAGATATAGAGAAATGGCATTGCACCCAGAGTGTGATAATGCCATCGAAGATGTTGTAAATGAAGCATTGGTTAGTGACCTTTATGATTCTCCTGTAGAAATTGAATTAACAAATGTAAATGCTAGTGATAAATTAAAAAAATCTATTAGAAATGAATTTAGATATATCAAAGAAATCATGGACTTCGATAGAAAGTGTCATGAAATTTTTAGAAATTGGTATATAGATGGAAGGTTATATTATTTAAAAATCATCGACGTAAAAAATCCTCAAGCAGGAATTCAGGATCTAAGGTATATTGATCCAATGAAGATGAAATATATTAGGCAAGAAAAAAAGAAAGGAAAGGATAGATTGTCGTTAAGAAACGTTAATATTGATGATGGGTATCAAAATATTTCTCCAGAAATTGAAGAATATTTCCTGTATACTCCATCAAATGCATATGCCGGAAGTTTAACCTCTGGTATGGATAGACAAAAAAATTCTATTAAAATTGCCAAAGATTCCATTGCATATTGTACATCTGGGTTAGTAGATAGAAATAAAGGTACTGTTTTATCATATCTCCATAAAGCAATCAAGTCTCTTAATCAGCTTCGCATGATTGAAGATAGTCTTGTTATCTATAGATTATCAAGAGCACCGGAAAGAAGAATTTTTTACATCGATGTTGGTAATCTTCCTAAAGTAAAGGCAGAACAATATCTTCGTGATGTTATGATGCGTTATCGTAATAAACTTGTTTATGATGCAAATACTGGTGAAGTTCGTGATGATCGCAAATTTATGAGTATGATGGAAGATTTTTGGCTTCCTCGTCGTGAAGGTGGTCGTGGCACAGAAATTACAACCCTTCCTGGTGGGCAGAATCTTGGTGAACTTGCAGATATTGAATATTTCCAAAAGAAACTTTATAGAGCATTGGGAGTTCCTGAATCAAGAATTGCAAGTGATGGTGGTTTTAACTTAGGTCGTTCTTCAGAAATTTTAAGAGACGAACTTAAGTTTGCTAAGTTTGTTGGTCGTTTAAGAAAAAGATTTGCTCAAATGTTCAATGATATGTTGAGAACGCAATTGATTCTCAAGAACATTGTCAGTCCAGAAGATTGGGAACAAATTAGTGATCATATCCAATATGACTTTTTATATGATAATCAGTTCTCTGAGCTAAAAGAGTCTGAACTTTTAAATGAAAGACTCGGAACTTTAGCAACTATCGAACCATACATTGGTAAGTATTATTCTACAGATTGGGTCAGAAGAAAAGTCTTACGTCAAACTGATGCAGAAATTGTAGAAATGAACGAACAAATTGAAAAAGAAATTGCAGAGGGTATAATTCCAGATCCAAATTCAGTAGACCCAATTACTGGTGAACCACTTCCACCTGAAGGGTCAACTGGTCCTTTAGGCGATGTTCCTATGGAACCAAATACTGATGATCAAGGTGCTGTAACTGATGCTCAGGTTCAAAAAGATACTAAAAAGGCAGAAATATAAATAGATTTATACATAGTATTAAAGTTTTTATGGAAGAAATTGTAAATTTGATTAGCACTGACGCTGCAGCATCCAAGATTAGTGATGAAATTAAAAATGCATTGTTTGCTAAAGCATCTGAGAAAATTGATTCTCTGAGACCAGTGGTTGCTTCATCAATGTTTGATCAAACTGAGACAGAACCAGAGGAAGAGTAATGCCAATAACTAAGATGGTTGCAACAGAAGTTGCAACTCCAACTACAGCAGGTGCTGCGTCAAGTATCAGTCAAGCTACTTGCGTAAGATTGCATAATAATAGTGGTGGTATCGCAACTGTTGGTATTTCGACAGTAGTAGGTGCTGGATCAACTATATTCTTTAGTATGCCTGCAAACTCAGTTGAATTTTTAACAAAATTACCAACTGATGTAATCTATACAACTCCAGCAATTAAAGCAGCAAAAGTAGGTTTTACCAATTAATAAAAATGAAACTCATTACAGAAGAAATTCAAAAAGTAGAATTTATTGTAGAAGGTAAGGGTTCTGCCAAAAAAATGTATATCGAAGGTGTTTTCTTACAAGGAAACATTACTAATAGAAATGGCAGAATGTACCCAATGGAGACTCTTTCAAGAGAAGTAAAGAGATACGATGAAACCTTTATTCAAAAAGGTCGTGCTCTTGGTGAACTTGGACATCCCGATGGTCCTACAGTAAATTTAGATCGTGTTTCTCATAAAATTGTTTCACTTACTCAAGAAGGTTCTAATTTTAGAGGTAAGGCACAACTCCTCGAAACACCAATGGGTAAGATTGCAAAATCTCTAATTGGTGAAGGAGTTTGTCTTGGTGTTTCTTCTCGTGGTGTTGGTTCATTAAAAATGACCAATGAAGGTCATAAAATTGTTGGTGAAGATTTTATGTTAGCGACTGCTGCAGATATCGTTGCCGATCCTTCTGCACCTGATGCTTTTGTTCAAGGCATTATGGAAGGAAAAGAGTGGGTTTGGGAAGGTGGCATTCTTCGTGAAAGACTTGCCGAGCAGACTCAAAGAAGAATTAACACCCTTGTTGACCAAAAAAGACTTGAAGAACATAAGTTGAATTTATTCAACGAATTTCTTTCAAATCTATAATTTATAAATAAATATAGATTAATACAAAAATATCTAAACAAATGTCCGTTGGTAGCAATTTACAAGAAATGGAAAACGTAGTAACCAAAGGAGCCAAGCCTGCAGATCCAATGCCTAAATTGACCACAGGTATTCCTGATGGCCAATCAGGTTCTTGGGAAGATCTTGGTGGTCCTACCCCAGAAAACTATAAGTCCGATGATGATTCGGCAAAGTTAAAAACGCCTGGTGCAACTCTTTCTCAGGTTAAGAATATTGTCAACAAGGGTGCTAAAGCAGCAGATCCAATGCCTGCCGGTGTCAAAGAAGAGACCGAAGAGGAAGAAGAACTTGTTGATGCAGAAGTAGAAGCAGAAGAAGATGAGGAAGTTGCCGAAGTTTCTTCTGAAGAGGAAGTAGAAGAGGAAGAGGAAGAAGTTGAAGAAGAGTTTGATATCGAAGAAGATGTCAATGCTCTCCTTGCAGGTGAAGAGCTTTCTGAGGAATTCCAAGAGAAGGCACGTACCATTTTTGAAGCTGCTATCAAAGCAAAAGTTTCTGAAATCAAAGAACAGATTCAAGAAAAATATGAGGCACAACTTGTTGAGCAAGTTGCTGCTATTAAAACAGAACTTGTAGAACGTGTTGATGCATACCTTGAGTATGTTTCTGACGAGTGGATTCAAGAAAATGCACTCGCAGTTGAGCACGGTCTTAAGACTGAAATGACCGAATCATTCCTACAAGGAATGAAGGGTCTTTTTGAAGATCATTATGTAACAATCCCTGAAGATAGATATGATGTA